GATTGATATCAGGGGTTCATCGCAAAAATATAAGTAATCGGATGAGTAATGCCTGACCTCTTCGGAAGTGTACCTGCTGAGCTCATCGCAGATATTTTTCCCTTTCGTCAAGATCTGGCCCCAATCCAATTGCTCAATTTTCACTTGATCGCTGACTGTCAACCCTCGATAGGTCGCCATGGCTCCACGCGAGACATCAGTGATCTGGGGGTCAATCCACACCCTCCTGCTTACCTTACTAACATCAATGGGTGTTTTGTAAAGCAAGTTCTTGTCAAAGCGAGGTTGAACTCCAAGCTTGTAAAGTGCTCGCGCAACTTTGCAAGCAACGACACTTGTGACCGGGCATGTTGGTCCTTCAGCAAACAGTGACAAAGTCTTGGCTAAAAGGAGTCTCAATCTGTTCTTCCTACTCGATGCCAAGATACTGCTAGAACTGAAAAGTCCCACAACACGCTTGATCGCGTCTAAGATGGGTGTTCCATCTGGGGCCGCCCGCAGCCCACAAAAACTGGCCTGGTACCAATGTTTTACGACATTTAACTTGCAGACAAATCCAAGTTGAGACAAGAGCTCAGGACTGGGAGCTGTTGGTTGAAACGAACCAAACATATCATCTCCCTCTACCAGCATATCACAATTGGATCCCACTAAATGGGAACAAAATTTGAACAACATCAAAGTGGTGAAGCCGTTGCCCAGTGAAGTATGCAGGTCACCTGAATATCGAATGATCTTTGGCAACTGTACTTTGAAGTTGCGTCTACTTGACTTAAACTGCAACTTGCTACTGTACTGCCGAAGATAATTGACATAACGCCTGCCCAATCTCGGATTCATATACTCGTATAACTGCCATTCCACAGCGTTCTGGATGGCCAGACCCACGCTACACTCCATACTGGTGAAATCGCTTTCCCCAATAACTCCACCTATCATAGAAACCTGGCGCATTCTTTCGATTTTGCCTTCGGTTGTCAAATGTTTGGCGAAGTAGGGTAGACGATACACACGTTCTTCAATGCTCTTAATAAAGGGCCCAAAAAACACCTTGGAGTATTGACCACGTCCTAGAATCAATCTCGGAGCCTTGAATGATTCATAGGTCTCAGCCTTCACAAATGCTCTGGCTGTAAAGTCATGTGGCTTAGGATTGCTGCCACCGCGTTGGTCCCAGATTTCCCTAAACTCCTCCTGTTGTGCCAGAGTGTATGAACTTGAATCCAGCCACTCATCCATGGACATGATCTCAGAGTCGTCTAGGGGTACCAAGTTCGCACGTAACCACCTACGCACGAACACCCGAAGCCTACCAACCAGAGTCGGGTCAGGCTCCGGGGTGCGTCCACACAAACGGTGACGCACTCCCGCCATAACATTGGAAATGCTATGGCGGTCAGGCCGTGGGTAACTAAGCGTCCAGCCTGGCACCAAGGTAAAAGATTCCAAGGGTCGGGTACCATTATGTCGCCTAATTACATGAACAGTAGGTTCAACAAACTCACGTGGCCTAAAGTAGGTTTCGTCAATGCGATAACCCACAAATCCGCAAGAAAGTTGGCCCAGTGCGGCTGAACCCGGGTCTTTGGGTTCAGACTGAAAATCCAATGACCATGGAGCATCCAAGGCCCTAAATGCTCTAAATTTGGCATATAAGTATGAGCCCTTAAGATGGTCCAACAATACCGAAGGCGGTAAATTGATCCTCGGTCCAAATCGGAGTCTGC